CACGAGCGCCTGATAGTCGGCCGCGGACACGCCTTGACCAAGCCTCTGAGCCGCCTCGGTGAGCTGCGGAATGCGCTTGGTGACGTCACGAAAATCAAGCTTCGCGCGATCGGCGACCCCAATTTTTTGAGCAAGCTGAAGAGCTTTCCTGACAGCGTCCGCTTGGCTCATCACAGACCCCCGATCGGCTTCTCGTCTTCACGAAGGCGACGCAGCATGCTGGTGTCGACGATGCCGTTCATGGCCTTCTTGCCGCCCGGCGTCTTCATGACGTCCTGCGCCAGCTTCACGGCGGCGATGCGCTCGCTGCTTTCGCGATCGCGCATGCGGTTCTCGGCTTCCATCTGATCGTCGCGATACTTCAGCTCGGACGCCTGACGATCAGCCTCGATCTGCTGGTGGCGAGAAATCATATCCAGCTGCGCGCGCGCCATGTCGCGCTCGGCCTGCTGCTGGCGCGCCTGCGCATCCATCATGCGCTCTTGCAGCTCCATCTTTTTCAGCTCCAGCTCCGCAAGCTTGTTTGGGTCGAGCTGCGGCGCGCCTTCCTGACCGGCGCTCTGGATCTCGCTCTGGATCTTGGCGACGTCGGCCTGCGCCTTCATCAGCTTGGTGTCGGCGTCCTGCTTGCGGATCTGAAGCTCCATCATCTTCGCCTGCACTTCAGGCGGCGGCGGGGCGTTCGGATTCGGCTGAATGAGGAACTGCTCGGGGTTCGACCAGCCGAGCGTCTGAAGGGCCGCGGTGTCGACGGCCATGGCGTTATACATGCCCGGGTTCGACATCTGGAGCTGCTTCAGCGCCATCACCTTCATGACGCGCTGCATGTGGCTCGGCGTGTTGGGATCAGCCTGCGGAACGAGATCATAATCGTCAAGAGCTGCAAGAAACGTCTTCTCATCCCACTGTTGCGCGGGGCGCTTGTTCTTACCCCAGAAAGTCTCAGGGTTCTCTCGGAAGCAGCGCACCAGCAGCTGAAACTCTTCCGACTGCGCCGCGTGCATGCGCTTGTGAACGGCGTTGAGGATCTTCACGGCCTGATCGATCAAGGCGATCGTCGTTCCGACCGGCGCATCCTGCCGGCCTTCGCCGACTTGCAGCTCGCTTGTGCCGCCAACGCGCTGGCCGGTCTCGACCATGTTCTGGACGAGATTGAACAGCGCCTGCCCCGGCTCCTTGTAGGGGAGCGGCATGACGGCCTGATTGATTGGCATGCCGTTCGTCTTCACAAGCGCTCCGCCGCCGGGCGGGACGCGGAAGATGTTGGTGTTTTGACGCCCTCCCGTATCGGCCATGAGGAAGCCCGGGAAGTTGGCATACATGCCGGCGTCTAGCATTTCTCGCCAAGCAGCCGTGACAGCATTCGTGGTATTACCCAGAATATGAAGTAGACCGATATCGTAAAAACCCAGACCGGGAACAAAGGAATATTTGACAAAGTGCGTTCGCGCTTCCGGTAACCCATTTGAAGTCTCCTCCGGCTCGTCATAATTACGAACAATCGAAAGGATCTCACGCGACGTAACGTCAATCGTCACGCGATACGGGATCTCAAGACCAGTGACCTTGCCTTTGTGCTTGTGCTCGAAGCCGGGGATATCCAGCTCGCAATAGATCTCGTAGATCTCGCGATCGCGGTCGTCCGGATTGGCGGCGTCGACGGCGACGCCCTGAATGTCAGACTTGCCCTGCTGAACTGCGTCGGCGTTCGTGTGGCCCGGCATGTTCAGATCGATGTCACGATAGACGCCGAGGATCTGGAGCCGCTTCACGGTCGACGGGCGCATGTAGACGCGGTGCGTGATGCGCTTGGCGTCAACGAGCGACGTCGCCGACTGATTGACGATAAGGTCGTCTGCGTCGACGGTGTCGCTCACCGGCCTGCCGCGCAACGGACAGAAGTAGACCTTCTTGAAGCTCGTTCCCCCGAAGCCGAGCATGAACAGCATGCGGTCGGTGTCGGGGTAGTAGTTCTTGTCGATCGCCGTCAGGTAGTAGTTCATATCGCGCTCAAGCGCCTCGGCCGTGCGATCCTTTTGCAGGGACGAGGTGAGAGCGGTGTCGTCGATCTTCACCGGGCCGCCAGTCGGCAGCAGCTCTGAGCGGGCGTTGGCTTGGAAGCGCAGAACCGCCTCCAGCAGCAGCGGATGGCGAACCTTCGACATGCCCTCGACGGGAGCGCCGTCACTGGCGCCGGCGATGTTCGGCAGCTCGATCTTCAGCCCGAGAAGCTTCAGGCCCTCAGCCCGGTCCTCGATCCAGTCGTTGCGGCTGGTCAGGTCGTCGGACACGCCGCGCAGCAGCTCCTCGCCGATGATGGACAGCTGGATGCTGTCGATCTCGTCGACGAGGTTGCGGAACCATTCCTTGGCGCGCTCAGCTTCAGTCTCTTCGCCCTCGCCGACGATCGGGCGGCCGTCGAGCGAGACGCTCACAGAGCCGTCGTCGTGCTCGATCATGAGGCTCTGGCCGACGTCGCCCAGCTCGGGAGGCAGATTAACCATCACGTCGCCGGCGGCGCCCTCCGGCGGCGCCTGCTCGGGGGCGGCAGGGTTCTGGCGGAGAAACGGATTAAGGCCCGGCGTCATTGCCATTTCAGTCAATCCTCGGAACGTCGAACCAATCGGTCGCCATAATGTCTTCGATGGTCGGAGCCCACGGCTCGGTCGACCCATTGGCGTTGCGTCGGTTGATCTGCTCGCTGTCTGGCGGGTTAAGGCGGTAGACGTAGATTGCGGGATCGCCCCAAGCCTGCCGGCTCATGGGCTGGCCCCACTTAATTCGATCGAGCGCATAAGAGAAATTCATCCGACGTCGCCCCGCCTTTTCAGCAACTCGGAGATTTCTTCGACAAAGCGATCAAGCCCCCGACGAGCGGCCATGTTATCATCCGCCGCCTCAATTTCATAGGTGCGGACATAATCATGCGGCTCGAAGCCCATGACATGGACGCGGAATAGGCCAACGCCGCCGCCATATGCAGGCGGATGCCGCAGGACGTCGACCGTCGCGTTGCAGCGGATTCTGTTGTCGTTGTCGTTCATTCTGTTTCCTTCAGCACGGCGCGGGCGTGGCTTGCCATTTCAATGTCCCAACCGTCTAAACAAATGGCGGCTTCCTCCAGCGCCTCGCGCAGCTTAGCGACACGCTCTCGCCCACCGGCTGCGTCACATCTCAGCGCGGCGTTCTCCTGAGACAGCTTTTCCACCCGCTCACGCTCGGCGGCGAGTTCGGCGCGCGCAAATTTCAAGTCGGCACCGAGTTCGTCTGCTTCTCTATGTGCGACATTGAGTTCGGCGCGCAGTTCTGAGATGATGTCCATCGCCGGTATGTCGCCCTTCTTTTTCGGGAATCCGTCAAAGCCCATTGTCGTCTCCTGTTTCCTCCAGCACGGCGCGGGCGCGGCGTAGGTCGTGTATTGTAAACGTTGGCGCGCGGTCTTCTTCGTCTTCATACGAATACCAAGGCGTGGCGTGTTCGTTCGGGTCTGGTCTGTCTTTCCAAGCGGGCGACCATCCCTCCGCTTCCTTTGCGAACGGCTTCAGCGCCTCGCGCAGCTTGTCTCGCTCTCTGGCGCGCTCAAGCGCCTTTCGCATGTATTTCTTTTTTAGCTCACGCTCGGCGGCGAGTTTGGCGCGGAGGCGTTCGATGCAGTCGGCGGCTTCATAGTGCGTCGCTGCCACCCACGGCTCTTCCCGCAGCCGCTTCACGATGTCGTCACTCATCCTCGTCTCCTTTCGTATTGGCCATCACAGCATCTTTCTTCATGCCCTCTAGAACGCCGCGTGTATAAGCCCGCTCAAGTTCTTTCTTGCGGATAAGGTCAGACAAAAATTTTTCTTCTACCTGTAGACAATCAAGAACAATCTTCACCTGCACTCGATTAAGATACAGCCCATCGTCGCGGTGTTTACGCATCGCGCGTCTCCTCCAGCACGGCGCGGGCGCGGCGGATGTCTCCCACGGTGATTGCCACGTCCTGAAAACACTCAACCACATCCTCGTCAGCGGCGTCGTCTATCTCTAAATTTAAATATCTGGCGAACGGCTCCAGCGCCTCGCGCAGCTTGGCCCCCCGTATCAGCGCCCTTTCGTGACGCGCAGATATGGCAGAAAGTTCATTACGCATCGCGTCCGCTTCAGAGATTGCTCCAACCGTAAGAGCCTTCTGAAACTCGAGCGCGCGGCGCTCGGCGGCGAGTTGGGCGCGGAGGTGGGCGATGGTTGCCGCTGCTGCAGCGGCCGCATTTTGCACCCACTCAACAGGCGTCGCGCCTTCGTGCCCCGGACATGTGCAATCTTCTGTCCAGTCTT